ACACAAGCGGTAATAAGCTGACCATCACCCAGAACAATATCGCAGGAGTTCAACTACGCATTCGCGAAGCCTACGTGGCATTGAAGTTGATCCTGAGACGCCTCCTGGACCCACGTACTTTAACGTCCACTATACTACAGGATGTCAGGGACGAGATGAACGAGTTGACGGAGGATGAGTGCTCAGATCTTCTAGCTGATTTCAATTGTAATGTGAAGTTGGGCTCAATTGGTGACGACAGTCTCATGTCCTGTACTTTGAGAGGATTCAACATGTCTTTCGTTACTCTCTGGTTTATGTGCAAGGGAGTTACTATCACAAGTTCAGAAAAGGGTTCTGCTGTGGAAGATGGTCTCGAGTTGTTTCAGCTGTCATGTTGCCAACGTGGGTTCGTGTGGTCGGACGATTTTAACAGGATCGTCGGGCCCTTGTCCCTCAAGTCTCTATCCCGCTCCTTACATTGCATGCTTCCCTCCAAGGAGAGCCCCTCCGTTGTGGAACGCAATATTGTCCGAACGGTGCTAGAAGAACTCGTCCTGCATGGGGAAGATGTGTTCAATGACATGAGAACGAGGTTGTTGAATGCCTGCACAGAGGCCGACCGGTTACACATACACGCCAGAGCCCTATCCGGATCTTACGCACACTATCTCGCGGTGATGCGGAAGAGAGCCCCCACTCATCTCTCCAAAGAAGAGATAAAGGATGCGAGAAACCGATTTTACCACGGGATGGTGAAGAAGGGACTTGTAGACCCGCATGATGCAAGAGCTACACGTGAGCTGGAAAGATTACCTGCTATGATCTCTCACCAGGGGATTAGCCGGCATTCAGTTGATGGAATTGGTGCAGAGGACGAGACTGACATGGCTCCACCCTTAGAATTGAAAAGTGTCTCAAACCAAAATCAAGAAAATAACATTGAGTTTGTAACTCCATCCTCCACAGCAGATGTAATGGCTGTGGCCGCCACCAGTTCCCCGGCTGCAGGAACTGTGAAAACCCACGACACCCCCATGACAGTACAGACTCGCCCCGTCCGGTTGAAGACGTTTTCCTGGTCGGTTGGTTCCATTTTGAATTCGGTTTTTGACCCGTGGTCGCTGCTCATGGCGAATCCTGTCATACGCAAC